GGGAGTGGGCAGCAGTCTGGATGAGCATCTGAAGGCTAAGGGTGTAGTGGCTTCTTGATGAAGAAGTACCAGGACTGGCCTAGCTCCGGGATGTTGCAGTGATATGCCAGGTTTTTAGATAAATAGGGTTTATTGGAGTCGAATGTATCCAACACCGTGGATTTGATGTTTTGGGATTTGAGCCAGGGCACAAATACGGATGTGAACCACCGCCTGAATGCGGCCTGGTTGGGGAATGTCATGGTATGCGTATTAATTTGCGGCCTCCTTCTTCTGGGTTGTCTTTTCTTCAACCATTTTATTATATGCTTCGATGTTAAGCTGTGGGATGATTGACAGCAGTGTGCCGTATTCTTTGCGAACCAGTATGTCGAAACCATCACGGAATACATCGGACTCATCGCTTATAAGACGCTTTGATGTAAGCGGGAAGTCTTTATGGCAGACTGTTGACCATAGAAAGAATGTAAACTCGATTGCCTGGATACTGCCGATATTGCCCTGCTCGTCCATTGTCGGGGTGTTTTGCTTCTTGGTTACTGTAAGCATTAGCCATACACCGCTGATTTGTGTTGTTATTATGTTTACTGTCTTGGTTAAAACGTCTTTTACTGTCTGGTTAAACTTGAAGTCTCTGTTGTATGTAAGCAGAGCGGATGTATCTGACAGCTCTGTAAGTACACCTTCTGCCTGGCTAAGGATCTCCATTCGGGTTTCTTTTAGCTTTATTTGCCATTGTTCTGTGTTCATATTATCTCTCCAGTAAATTATTGTCTTTTAATACCTGATATAAAATTTATCAGGAATTTTTATAATTGCTCCTTTAATCTCATAAAATCATCTGTTAATCTGAAATATGTCTGGTATCGTTCAGCGATGTTATCCTCAATTAAACGATACATTATATCCCTGCATGTCCTGTATGATAATTTGGTGTATCTTACCATCTGGTATATGTTTATGAAACGTGAGTTTTGTGAGCGCAGGAAATCTACGGTGATTTTAGGATATATCCGCAGCTTTTGCATTAGTTCTCGTATTTCCATTAAGAGATATCCTCCTTTTTGATTTGTTTAAATAATGTTATGTTATTGTATGGGAGTGAAGAATCTACCAGCACAGGGACACCACGAAAAAATGTTTTTTGCATAGGTGTTTTATTATTAGGATTAAGTGTATGTTTATCTAATATTTGTAACCATTCCTCGTATGCCTGTACGCCAATAATAAATCTGTACTCTGTATCAAATTGATCGCCTATTATTGGTATTGATTTGTACATAGTTCTCATTACATCTAATATCATTATTTCTCCTTAAATTCATAAATTTTTATTCCATCCATATTTCTGGTATAAAGAACACATCCCTGAAGTTCGAGTGTCTTATTTATTTCATCAAATGCTTCTCTTTTAATAAGAGTGTCGTAATGCACTATGAAGAGGAATTTAGAATTTTTGTTCATAGAAATTATTTCAATTTTTCTAAATAAAAGTGCCTTTGTTATTCTCCACCATATGCGCATGTTTACCTCCTGATTTGTTTTAGTTTATTTATTTTAGTTTATTTGTTTATTTTAATTTTTATTTGTTTTTTTGTCAAGACCTTGACAAAAGATTTTAAGATAATATAATTTTAGACATGAATGAATCGCAGTTAAAGAAAAAATTTAAACAGAGATGGCCTGGATTTGTTTTTAATATATCTGATAGATATAACTCTGGTGTGCCTGATAGCTGGTGTGCTTATAGGCACAGAAGTATCTGGATTGAGTTTAAGGTTGATTATAGGAAATTGACTAAAATGCAGCAATATAATATGGATCTGCTTAAAGAGCATGGTATCAAGAGTGGTGTTGTTACTTATAATAACAAGAGGAAACAGTATGAGGTAAACTTTGACGGTAGAAGTAGCGCTTCGTGCTCACTTGACTCGATTATTAACTTTATAATTCAAAGGATATGAGATGTTAATAGCTTTAACGATAATTACGGTAGTTGTTTTACTTTTTTTAGTGTTTATCTTCTGGTTTTTTTATAGGTTTGTGAAATCAGTAACGATAGAGCTAAAGGATGATATGATTTATCACAAAGCAAAGATTATTGGGGCCATAAATATACTTGTAAAGAAATCGGATGTTGAGGTTCCTGATGTTGAGGTTATGTCTGATGAGAAAATAATAGCTATTGAGAAAGAGAGGCTTGCGGATGAACGAAGAAAAAAAGATTTGTGGCGCTAAAAAGGTTAACGGGCAGCCGTGCAGATGTCATCCGATGGACAATGGCAGGTGCAGGCTTCATGGTGGAAGGAATATTGATGATAAGCGCCCTAATTTACCTGGAAGGCCGCCCACACACGGGATGTATTCCAAATATTTAAAAGGAAAGATTTTTGAACGCAGTGAGGAATTTATGATAGATAAAGATTTTCTTTCTTTAAGATCTGAAATTGCTATTGCGAGATCCCTTATGGCCAACTTTTTGGAAAAGTTTGATGAGGATAAGGTTACTTTTGATACTATTGAATCAATAAAAGCACTTCTGGAACAGATAAGGAAGTTAAATGATACTTATGTTAGAATAGAAACGCAGCGCAAGTATGCTTTAAGCCCGGAAGAGGTTATAAGGGTTATAAAAGAAGTAGCTTTGATTATAAGAGAAGAAGTTAAGGATGATGAAATTTATAAAAAAGTGCAAAGCAGAGTAGAAAGGATAAAAATATGAAAGCGCATATGATAGTAACTGGATCAGAAGCTATGGAAGAAATACTGGACAGGATGGCAGCGTGTATAGTAAGCAAGATTATGTATAATAATGGAATCGTGGAATACCAGCCAGTAATATATGATGAAGATATTATTATAAATATTTATGGCAAAAAGTATATAATTCCTATATCACTGATTATTGATAAGGAAAAAGTTGTTGATTTTATGAATGATATTGCTTCAAGTGATACTTATGTAACAGATATTATTTGCCATGCTAAAATTAAGGAGAAAAATGAAAACAAAAGACCTTGAGATATTTTATGAAGGAACGCCAGTTGGTGAGCTTATCCAAGTTGATATTGTCTTTAAATGTGGGCATCAAATAGCGGTAATTGATGAATTAAGAAAAACCAAGATCATTGATACTGTGTTTTCTTTGGTAATTGACGGAAGGTTTAATTATGTTAAAATTGATAGGAATAGCATTGCTATGTTAAGAATTACAATTAAACCTTATGGTGGTGCAGGTGAAAGAAAACATACTGAAACTGTTGTCGGCGGAGTTAGAAAAGAAGAACGCAGAAGATAGTATTATAAAGTGGATTGATGTAAACGATATAAAGAATGAAAAATTTCAGCCTATAACTTTTGATAAACATCCGTTCCTTGTTGATATATACCTTGATTTTTCCACAAATCAGGTTCAGGTTAAGTGTGCCCAGGTTGGGCTTTCAACTTCTGCTATATTAAAAGAATTATATCTTGCTAAAAATAATAATTACAACACTATTCATACGTTACCTACGGCAGATTTTTCTAATGAGTTTGTTAAATCTAAAGTTGATCCTATTATAAAAGCTAATAATCAGGTATTTAATGTAACTAAAAAAACTGATAGTGCAAGACATAAGGAGTTAGGGATTGCGCACCTTTTTTATAGAGGGACATTTACAGAGACAGAAGGTATTTCTATATCAAGCGATGTTCTGGTAAATGATGAGTATGATAGATCTAATCTTTCAGTTATAGATACTTTTACCTCGAGACTTGATTACAGCGACTATAAAAGAATCTGGAAATTTTCTAATCCTACGATACCTGAATTTGGAATTGATGCTTTATATAAGGGTAGCAAGCAGTATCACTGGTTTATAAAGTGTTCACATTGCGGTGAATGGCAATTTATGGTGTGGCCTGACAGTATTGATTTTAAGATGAAAATATTTGTATGTGTAAAATGTAAAAAGGAAATTACTGACGAAGATAGGCTAAATGGACAATGGATTGCTAAATATAAAAACAGGGAAACCAATGGATACTGGCTCTCACAGCTATTTTGCGTTTGGCATGATGCGACTAAAATAATTAATGATTATCAGACTAAGAAAAGGGATGTATTTTTCAATTTTACTCTTGGAATGCCGTATGAGGGAAGTGATGTAAATGTAAAAAGTGAGCATATTATGAGATGTTTGTCCTCTAATATTGCAAAACCTGGTGTTAAAGCTATGGGGATAGATCAGGGAGCGGTATTTTATATTGTGTGCGGCGGAGTAAACGGGATAGAAAGAATTTATACAGTTAATAGTTGGGATGCAGTAAGGGAAGAAATATTGAAATATGGCCCGGATATTTGTGTGATAGACGGACTTCCTGAAACAAATAAAGTGAAGGATCTCCAGAAAGAATTTGGAGAGAACAGAGTTTATCCTGCATTTTATAAAGATAAACCAGAGGATCCCAGGACTGTAAGATGGGAAAGAAGAACAACTGATAAATCTGCTACAGCGGTATATATAGATAGATTTAGGAGTATAGATAATTTAATATCTAAAATTGTGGCTAATAAGATTGTCATATTTACAGAGGTTAATAACCCCAATGTGGAGATTCTTATAAAACATTTTGAAAGTCTTTATAGGACAGAAGAAACAAATAGAGTAGGGCAAACTTTTTACGTGTGGAAATCATCGTCAAAGCAGGATCATTTTGTTCATGCAATGAATTATTGGGTAGTTGCGCTTGATAGGATATATCACCTTGACAGGCTTGATAGTGAACTTGATGAAAATAAAAGACCTCATAGGCAGTGGGAAACTCCAGAGGAAAGGTTGGAGAGATTTGATGATGAATATATGAACCAGGATTATCCTGAATATCTTAAAAAAAGGCGTGATATATACCTTAGAAGAAACACCTTGACAATAGATTCGGATTAAGTTTATAATTTTATTTTGATGATACATGTATTTAAATGTGAAAAATGCAATAAAACATACGAGGAATATATTCGTATTTCTGAGCCTATTACTTCAAAATGTCCTTCATGTAAAAAATCTGCTAAAAAAATCTTCGGTTTTTACGGGATTAAAATTGGTGAAACATGGCCGCAATATAATGTTCAGGCGGATAAGACATTTGATAGTAGGCATCAAGAAGATTCTTATTTTGAAAGTATAGGTGCTGTTAAAGTATGACAGAGCAAATTAAAAGCATAGATTCAAAACTTAATTCAATTCTTTCGGGTATAAAAGAAAGTGAGCTTGAGGAGTCAAAATATCTGTCAAGAGAAACCATTATGACTGATGCTCAAATAGAACTTATTGATAAAGTTTGTGAGCCAATATTTAATTACTGCAAATCACACCGCCAGGTGTATATAGATAGAAAAGTTAAAAGTTATCTGACGTATATTGGAAAACAATGGGACATGAACCAGCCTACATTTAAGACAATTCCAGTTACGAATATTATATGGGGCATCATTGAGTATGAAGTACCATTAATGACTGAAAATAGGCCAATAATTAAAGCTGCTGCTGGCAATCCTGTGGATATTCCTTACGCTGAAGGTATTAATAAAGGACTGGAATATGTTTGGGATAGTAACGAAATGACGTTTAGGCTTCCATTTTGGATGAGGGATGTTTTGGTAATAGGCGATACTTTTGGAAAGATTTACTGGGATTATAATATTGAAGAAATTGTTATAGATGATGTAGAGGCTGATTATTTTTATCCAGAACCTTATGTCAGCGATGTTAAAAAAATGAAATATGTTATTCATGCTGAACCCAGGCCTTTACATGATATAGTTACAATGTATCCTAATGGGAAATATGTAAAATCTGAAAATGTTCATTCTCCTATGGCCGAGGCTGTTGCGGAAGAGGGCGATACAACACTGTATGAAACAAGAGAGTCCCTTGATGCTGAAGGTGTATATACATCTAAAGAAGGAAAGTCAGTTAGTTACAGAGCATTAATTAAAGAATTATGGATTGATGACAAAACTACAACTATTAAATCAAAACCAGTTTTAGATGAATATGGTATGCAATCTTATGAGATGGTTGAGGCTGGTGAATATAAAAAAGATAAAGATGGCAATTTTATTCCTCAAGTTATTCACTACCAGGAAAGAAAATATCCTTATGGAAGGATTATCCACTGGGCAAATGGAATATTGCTTGCTGACTTTGTGTGCCCTTATGAGCATGGCAAGCCGCCCTATGTTCACTTCAAAAATGTTAAAATGAAACGTTCCTTCTGGAGTTATGAAGATCCATATCAATTAATAGCTATTCAAACACAACTGAATAAAAGAAAAGCTCAAATAGACTTCATTGCAGATCAGACAGGTAATTCTGTTTGGGTTGTTGATGTAGATTCTGGAGTTAAGAGATCACAGATAACAAATCAACCCGGGCTTATTGTGTATAAAAGAACTGGAAGTGAGGTTAATAGATTATCACCTCCGCCTATACCAGAGTATTTATTTAGGAATATTGATGATTTAAAATTTGAGGCTAATTTTGTTAGTGGACTTCACAGTGTTGTAACTGGAGATAAGCCAGGCAGTATTACTGCTGGATCGGCAATAGCTGAACTTATAAAAAGAGCACTTGTCAGGGTTAAGGAAAAAACAAAATATATGGAGGCGTCTATTGTTGATTTAGGTAGACTTGCAATGAGTTATATGAGGCAATTCTGGATAGAGCCCAGGCAATTTCCAGTATTTTCCAGTATGTCTGGCGGAGTTAATAAGGTGGTAGAATTTTCAGGGAAATCTTTATCATTTGATCCAAAGATTCGGGTTATAGCAGGTTCAACAATGACTACATCTAAAACATCAAAGTTTGAACAAGGTGTTGTAATGCTTAGATTAGGAATTATTGACAGGCAGGAATTTTTAGAGTATATTGAATACCCGAATGCGGAAGATGTTTTAGTAAGATTACAACAGCAGGAAGAACAGATGCAACAGATGCAACGAGAATCTGAGGATAAAGAATTTCAGGCTAAAATGCAGGGATATTTGACAAAATTGAAAGCAGCACAAATTAATAAGAGTGCTAAACTTGAAACGCAGGTGCTTGCAAATAGAGGCGCTATGGAGGAACAGGTTTTTAATTTTAATGATCTTTTAACCAGGCCATACTGGACTGGTGAAGGTTCAAATATAACAAGACCAACTGGACAAGGAGTAATGTAAGTGATTAAGGAGTATAGCATACTAACCTTAATTTCTTATATCTACCAACCAAGAAAGGAGTCTATTTATGGGTAAAATAACCATAAAAGGAAAAGAATGGGATGAGGATGAGCTTCTGGCCGAGGTTTCTAAGGCAGAGGATTATACTCAAAAGACACAAAAACTTGCCGAGGAGAAGCAAGTGATTGATTCAGAAAAATTGCGTCTGAAGGACTTAGTGGATTTAGATGAATATAGGAGGGCTCATCCAGAGTTTGATGCAAATTTAAGAAAATTTGTAACATCCGATATAGAAAAAAGATATGGAAATAAATTTCAGCCAGGCCAGAATTTTACTAATGTAAGTCCTTCTGATTATAGTGCAGGTTCTCCTGAAGTTGAAGGTTATGAAGATGAGCCGAAGTATATAACGGAAAAGGATTTAAAAACTTATCTTGATGATGTTGAGAAAAGGGTTGAGGCTAAAAATGAAGCCAAAAGCAGGGAAAAAGAAGTTAATGGTGAAATTGGAAGGCAATATAACTTTTTGCAGGCAAAGAAATATAGCAAAGATGAGATTAATGTAATTATGGGGTTTGCCCAACAGAATGGAATGTGGCCTATTAATGCTGCTGAAACTTTAGCTTTTAGAAAGGTTGTCCCTGATAGATTTCATGAGCCTGATGCGCAGATTGTAGATCCTAAAGATGTCAAGATTTTAAAAGGTGATTCGTCATCTGGTTTTGAACTTCCTGATCCAGAAAAAGATCTCATAGCCTATGGCAATGACCCTGCCGAGTATATGAGGGCCAATATAGATAAATTTGTTAAAAAGGAGTGAGTTTTAAATGGCAGTGAATTATGACTATATGGATTCCTACATTAAAAAGGTTTATATACCTAAAGTTGTTGATCAGATTCTTGGATCAAATCCAGTAACTTATAGAATGTTGAAAAATGCTAAAACCAGAAGAGGTGGAAGATATATAGAAATTGGGCCTATATTTTATGTAGCTGATACCAATTCGGGTTCTTATGGCAGATGGGATCAGGCAGAATTTGCTTTCAGGAGCAAAACTACTCTTGCTGAATTTTCATGGAAATATAATCGTCAATTTATCATAATTGATCATATTGATGAGCTGGAAAATGAAGGTGAAGGCAAGATTGTTGATATAATTGAATCTGAAATGAAAATCTGTAAGAAATCTTTCTCTGATAAAATAGGGACTCAAATATTTTCTACTGGGACTGGTAATAGCAATAAGGATATAACGGGACTTAGGGCTGCTGTTGACGACAGTACAAACGTTGATGCCTACGGAGGCATTACGAGAAGTGTTGAAACATGGTGGAAATCGCAGTATGACTACAATAGTGGTACTGATAGAGCGTTGACAATAGCGTTGATGCAGAGAATGTGGGGGCTTTGCAAGAACGGAGAAGATACTTCTGATACACCCACACTCCTGGTAACTACCCAGGATTTATTTGATAAATACGCTTCAATTCTTGATGTTTCAAGACAGAGAGGCGATGAGGAGTTAGGCAAGGCTGGCTTTCAGAATTTGCTTTTTAACGGCAAGCCATTAACTGTTGATTCGCATTGTCCTGCTAGGTACTTGTTTTTCATAAATGAAAATCATGTATGGTTTGTGGTTCATCCTAGCGAAAATTTCAAGTATGTTCCATTTGCATACAAGACAGATCAGGAAGTTATGGTTGCCAAGGTTAGGCTTGCTGGTAATATTGTAGGCGATGAGTGCAGAAAAAGTGGAGTAATTAGATCACTTGACTATACTCTGTAATTTTATTTATTTTTAAAAAGGAGTGAGTTAAATGGGAGATGTTTTTGTATTAGGCAGACCGATAACGAATGTTGATTCTGCTGCTCTGTATGCCTTGGGAAAATTGTATTTTGATTTTTCTACTGGTAGAGCATATAGGTATGTTGAGGGCGATGCTGCGTTGACAGGTGATACTCTTGCAGAAATACAGTCAGTTTCCTGGATGGATGATGGCTGGGAAGTAACAAATGATATTTCAGTAGGTTTAGGTGTTGTAGCTCCTGCTGGAGTAGCAATATCATCTATAACCGAAGGAGCTTTTGGCTGGATTCAGGTAGCTGGTCAGGCAGAGATGCAGGGTGATG